TGCTCTCCGCTGACGACTCAGATCATTGGAGCGGTTGCGCTGATGGGACGCGGGAAGCAGGCTCCGCCAAACATTCCGCTATCCCGCTCTCCAGAACCGAGTCCCAATACGCTCCGCCACACGATCTCAGCGGAATCTTTAATGCCGACAGCTCCCGGAACGCGCACGCCCACATATCGTTGAACCCCAATCGAGGCAACGAAATCAGTGCGGCTATTTTTGGATAGTGCGTTCGTGGTTTTACCCCTTCCAGGTTGAGAGAGATTGGCAGTGACGCGCTGTCCTTGCCGTCTCCATACCATCGCGTGATTCCCACAAGGCCGGCCTCCCGGAACGCATCCACCAGAGACTCGAAATCGAATATCGCTTTGTGAAAATCATGCTCGTTGCCCTGCCCGCCCATGATGTAGTTCTGGATGGGCATTGCGGCGCCTGCTAAGTACTGCTGCGCCAGCTCCTCGAAGTCTGGAACGGCGACCCGAAGACGGCCACCGGGCTGGAGCACACGGACCCACTCTTTCAGGATTTGGGGGATATCCCGGAGCCCGAAGTGCTCCAGACAGTGGCTTGCCCGGACTTCTTCAATCGACCCGTCTTCGTATGGAAGGACAGCGATATCTTCCCCGCGAACGATGTCCCGACCGACATAGCCCTCGATTTCAACGCCGCCGTCTCCAAGATTTAACTTCATGCGATTCCCTTTTCGCCCCTGGTTGGTTTCGCGTCTGCGGCAAGCTGCCAGGGATTGCAGCGGTTCGGCTTCGAATACCTATCCGCAGACGCTTCTTGCTTTTTACGCTTCGACGAGCAGAGCAGCCCCGGCATTCGTTGCCGTTGTCGGAGCCTGCTTCCCGCGTCCCATCAGCGCAACCGCTCCAATGATCTGAGTCGTCAGCGGAGAGCACGCCAGGAAGAGATACCGCTTGCGGAATCCCTTCCTCTTGTCGATATGGAACAGGTAGACCTGCGCGTCTGACGTATCCGCGGCTGGGATTGTGAACCCGCCAACGCCGTCTCCAGTCAGCGTTGTGATTGCGCTGGCGTTGGAAATAACAGTGGTCTCACCTTCCGTGATCGAACACACCGACAGATTGTTTGAGGTTGTATTGGATGTGCCCTGTGTCAGAGCGATCCAGATGTCCTCATACCCAAGCGTGTCAATGTACCCGGAGGCGGTACCGGCATTCGTTGTCGATACCGGCGTAATCATGATGTCTGCTTTTACTTGGTGAAACATTGATCCTCCTTAGCTGGTTTCGCCGATAAGCGCGACCAACGGCCCAGCGGCGGACGAAGAGCCGATATCGTGAACGTTGATGTCGAACCGCTCGGAGGCGATCAATCCGATCTGACCGTTTGCGGCATAAAGTTCGTTCAACAGCTGGACCGTGATTCCCCGGCGCCAGCCGATGGTCGCCGCCAACTGCAAATCGCCGAGGTAGAACATCGCGATCTCGTCAATGGCGGATGTGGTGGAATTCATTGCGACGGATTCCACAATCGGGAATCCGAGGTAGGAGTTGTACATCGCGCCGGCAATATCGGTCTTGGTGTTGCCGCCTGCCGCCCGGAGCAGCGGGTCGAAGACCAGCGCTTTCCCGTATGGCGAGATGTACCACTTCGCGCTACGCCGCGCGAAGAGCGGAAGCGCGGCAACCATCTTGTCCAGATCGTCCGCATCGACTTCAGAAAACAAGTCGTGCGTCGCCGTCGAAATCGCTCCCGGCCACGAGCTGGCGTTCGCGTCGAAGAACTTCTTCTGGGTTCCGACGATGCCCGCATACGTCGCTTCACCGGCTCCGTCGATTCCCGCTCCGTCTTCGGCGACCGCGAAAGCGTAGGCCGCTTCCTGTGTCAAATCGTCTGAGATTGAAACAACGGAGTCTTCCGCGAGTTCCGTGGTGTACTTCGCGAGTACTCCCCACTTCTTGGCGGTCAGCGTGATGCTGTCCCATGTCTTGCTGGACTCGGTGTAGGCTCCCGATTCCGCAACCGGATAGGCCGTCAACCCTCCGACTCGGCGCGGTTTGACCAGGTAGTCCGATGTCATCGGCTGTGATTTCGCCCACTTGCGGAACATGCCGTACTCTTCCCGGAGGTCGATAACGGCTTGCTCAAACTGAGTTGGCACCAAGATGCCGCCAGTGCTATTCGCCCCTTCCTCGTGAACCGCGAATACCTGGCGCGATCCGTAGGAAAACACGCCGTTCTCTGTGCAATAGGCGAGTGCTTTCTTGTTGCCAGCGAGAGCCAAGAGCCATTGGCCGCACTGGAAAGCGGCCTTTTCCGCTTCGGCCACTGAGCCGCCGAACGATTGCGCCCGGAAGGCTTTCAGCGGACCATGCCGGTTAATCGAAACGGCAGTTGCGCGGGCAGGTTCTGTGGTCAGGCTGGCCGCCGGAGGGGTCGCAGGATTGTCGATTAAAGATGCTTCGATGCGGAGCTGTGCGTCAATGCGCGTGGTCAGAGCGTCAACCTCTGCCATCAGCCCGTCGAATTTTGTTTTTTCTTCAGCGGTCGGAGCTCGATTTGCCGTGTCTGCGGCGCTGTAAATTCCTCGAGCTTCCTCCGCTTTCGCTGCGCGGGTTTGCTTCAACTGGTTGGAAAGCTTCATTTGGGTTTTTCTCCTGCCTCTCATGCCCAAATGAAAAAGGGCGGAGGCTTCTTACAAAGTGTTTTTCACCTTGCAGAGCCTCCGCCCTTCCCTAGAAGTGCGTTGCTTGCTTCCCCGCTTTCGCTTGCGCTCCGAGCGCACCGGCATCCCGGACGATCACGAGGACGTTACGAAATTACTATAGCACTACTGTCAAGCCGTCCTCGCCAGAGCCAGGCGCATGCGCATCAACTCACGTTGATAATCGGGATCTTCCGTAGCCGCCTTCGGACTGTGCTTGTACCGCGCGGCGAACCGTGGCCGCAGCGCCATCGAGGCCGCACGTAGCGCCGTCGCAGCGCTGTCCTCTGGAGCCTTCGCAGCTAGGAGCTCGTCCGCAAGGCCAGCGTCCATGGCTTCCGTTCCGTTAAACCAAGTCTCCTCCGACATCATCGCCGCGAATTCTTCCTTCGTCTTCTTGTCTCCGGACCGGCGCGAGTATGTGAGCGCGAGGTTTCCGTCAAGCTTCTCCAGCAGGTCCGCGGTCTTCCGCATCTCCCGCTTATTTCCTACGGTAATCCCCCACGCGTCATGAATCATTACAAGCCCGTTCTCCGCGACTTTGCGCGTATCTCCAGCCATCATGATGATCGACGCGGCAGAGGCCGCCCATCCTTCGACGATCGTTTCCACGGTGACTGGATGCTGCACCAGTAGATTGTATATCGCGAGCCCTTGCGCGGCGTCGCCACCAGGAGAGTCCAGGTGCACCTTGAGCACGTCCACGTCATCGAGTTCGGCGAGTGCTTCCGCAACGTGGATATCGGTCACGCCTTCGCCCCACCAGTCTCCACCGATCGGACCGTAGACGAACATATCCGCTGACTTTTCTTTTGCCGCTCTCAGCGTTCTCAGTATTTTCATTGGAACCTCTTTCCGTTTCGGTTGCGCCCGGACCGATTGCGCGGAGTGCGTGAAACTTTCGGAGCATCATCAGACACCGCCACTGCCTTCCTGTAGTCGGCGAGGCCTTCGGCTCTCTGTGTTTCCGGGTCTTTAAAGTCCGGCGCCTGCGCGACAGCGCTCCACGAAGCAACGGCAGGCACATCAACATCGGCTCTCCCTTTCGGTTTCCTCTTCCAGACCATCTCAGTTCCTCCCTATCAACGCATCCACGACGCGCGTTAATTCTTCCGTTGAAATCCGGTCGGCGTTGTCCTTATCCCACGTCGCCGACCGCTCTCCCATCGCGCCGAGATATCCGGTAATAAACACCGGGTCATCCACGTTCAGGTTTGCCGCAATACCGGACAGGATCGGCTCGAATGTCATCACGACGAAACCATGCCGGTCTTGTTTACGGTTGATAGTACGCCCAACGGCATCGCGGAAGATGCGCGAAAATGAAGACTTCGCACCTTCCGCCGAGTCACTGTTACCATTACCACCAGTCGTTGACGGAGGATTATTCTGCGATGTCATCGACCATTCGCGAATCATGTCGATCGGACCGTAGGCCCGATTGATCACGCGCACGTCCCCGCCTTCAAACGAAGGAAGCCCGAGATAATCGGCGCAATCGTTCCCAGAATAGATTCCACGGTCGCGCATCGCGATGATATGGGCGGTCTGGGCGGCGGTGTCTCCGCGTAGCAGGACCTTCAACTCGCATTGCACGAAGAATCTATCGCGCTCCGTTCCACCGCCACGCCCGGATGACGGCGCATCGGACAACAACTGCAGGTCCAGCCACTGCTCAACGCCGATGGCGAATGGTTGCAGGCACCGAGTCACGGACGATATGGTTTCTTGCTCCACATTGTTATTGGTCATGTTCCGCATGATTCCAATCTCGTGCGGCTTCACTTCCATGACGCCAGCAATGTCTTCGTCCTGCATCTGAATTGTCTCGACGAATTGCGCCTCGTCTTGGGGCATGGTGAGCGGTTTAATCTCCATCGCGCCCTCGATCAGCAGTCCTTGACCGGCCTCCCGCCCCGACATGGTTAGCGCCTTGATCAGTTCTTGCTTCTTCTTCGGGTCCCCGATTGCCGCTGGAGCGATCGCAAGGAAGCTTGGCCGCGATGCCTTTTTGAAGAACTGCGCTCCATAGCGCCGTGCCGCGCCGCTCCATCCAATCGTTTGCATCATCATCCGGATCGGCGAGTAGCCCTGGATTCCGTCAAAGCCAAGGCCGCGAATGTGAAGAATGTCTCCAGTACCGAACCGCTTCTCGCCTCCATGATCGTCGCGCACGTAGTACACAATCTCGGAGTATTCCACGCACACGCGCACCATGTCTGGCCTCAGCCGCCATAATGCACGGATTCGACCAGTTGCAGAACCTCTTTCGATCAGCGCATACGAATTCCCCCATAAGTGCAGGTCGGCCGATATCAGGCCGAACCACGCCGCCGAGGTTATTGTCGGGTTTGGTGCCGTGTGCAGTAGCGGGAACAGCGGATGATTCTGCGCTTCGATCTGTGCTGGCCTGCCGAATAATTCCGTGCGTTCCTTCAGCTTCTTCGGCAGCATCCCGAACATCTTCGCGCGCCAGTTGACGCATTTCCAGATGATCGGGTTTTTAATCGCCGTGCTTTCGTTGACCGCTATTCCGGAGTCCGACTCTTCGCCGCCGGTCAAGAATCGCTGAAGCCAGTTCGGGTTATCGCGGTCGTACGGGTCCGCGTAGGTTTCTGCGCGCGGCTGAATCAGCAGCCCCACGGCTACAGCCAGCTCCCCAAGGAACGCTTCTGCAAAATCAAGACCACGCCAACGGTGACCAGCGCCAGAGGTACATGGATCAAACACAGGCCAACGGCCACTAGTAACAATCCGGCATCGGAAGAATCTATCTCGGACACAAGCGCTTTCAGCTTCGCCATCATATTATCGTCACCTCGTATGTTGCCTGTGGTTGCCCGCTCATCGTAACGCTGATATTGTCGGCCATCGCCAGACTAACCGCAGCATCGATCCTTCTGGTCGCCTTGCGCTTCTCGAATGCCCGCAATGCGGACGCATTTTTTTCAACCTTCACATTAAACACGCACCACGTCAAGAGCGCATTGCCACCGTGCCGCATACGTCCATTGATCAAATCCTGCTCGGTCGCCTCGATCGCCGCGTTCATCCCGGCGAATCCTTGCGGATGATCGACCACTACGAGGTCCACTCCTTGCGCGTTTAACTCCCTCTCCAGGTCCTCGAAGTGCCAATGATCCACCGCCACGGCCTTGATATCGTACCGCCGCGTCAACTCGCCGAGTTCGCGCGCCACGAAAGCGTAATCAATCGTTGGCCCTGGAGTTGTGAGCAAAACGCCATCGTTGACCCACTGCTGATACGGTGCCTTGTCGCGATGTTCACGGTCAGCAATTCCTTTAGCAGGCGTCCACGCAAACACCAGCACGTCTTTCGTCTCGTCATCCCCTTCTTCGATAGGGAATACCAGTACCAGCGCCGTGAGGTCGTCGCGCTTCGACAGGTCCAGCCCGCCATAGCACGCGCGGCCTTCCAGTGCTATCAGGTCTACTGCACCGCTATTCTTGTCCCATGTTTCTTTTGTGATCCACGGATCGGCGGACTCCACCCACTCACAGAAATTCAGCCGCCAGAACCAACGCCAAGAAGAAACGGCAGGAGCACTGCACGCATGAAAGACGAAGCCCTGCACACCCTTATGGTACAAGTTGCAATTGAACTATGCGCGGCAGACTTCCCGCACGTATGGCGATGCAGACGCGCCCCGCGTGAATGGTGGGAAACCCTATCAACTGATAACGCATGGCTAAACATTCACCGCGACGGGCAACGGCTAGAAATCCGCGCCGATCATCCCAGCGAAATGGAAAGAGCCTACAACCCGCCAAGCATTACAGTATCAGCAACCCGCACCACGCAAGCCATAGCCCGCGACATTATGCAAAGACTCGCACAAGACGCCCGCGCACACTTCCACAAATGCCATGAAGCCACGCAAACAGCAAAAGCAGGACTCAGCCAGGCAAGCCAGCCCGCGCCCGCAGTCGGCGCATTCTCGGAAATGATGATCGACAATATCATCATGACCTACGACGACAAAGGCAAGCCAGCATACAAAGCCACAGGCACACCCTATAATAAATTCGGCGTGCGCGTATGGGATGAAGTATTGCCTACCCTGGGTATTGACCCGATCGCGCTTAAGCCTGGACCGAACCCACAAGCGCAACCAATCCGCGCGCGTGTGCTGATGAACGAACCCGAAGAAGGCAAGACCACACAGCCGCGCAAAGTCACAGGCAAGGTGTAGCCATGGGCGAAAAGCAACTACATTTCAAATGGTTCGATCAACAAAAAAAGGCTAAATGGATGTTTACATGCCTTTGTTGGTCATGCCTTAGGATATTGGAAGTTCCTGCACAAGTATTCTTACAAGGTGATCCAACCTGCACATGCGGAGGAACTCATATAACAGCAAACTTCGAAGCCCGCGCCATGATGGAAAATCGCCAACACCTGGACAAGAACAAATAACTTACACATGAAGGG